AAAATAAAAAATAAATAAATATATGGAAAATTGTAATTGCAAGAGAGAACTTGGTGTAGCTGATGATGACATTTTATTTCTACATCTTTCTTGGTGTAGGTACAGTTCTACTTATAAAGAGCAAATTTACTGGGGTGAAAGATTTATGTATGTGGTGTTTATTGTATTGTTAATTGTGTGGGCGTATATATTACTGGGCTAATGTATAAATGTATGAAGAAGAAACAAGTTAAGAAAGAAGAACTTATAGAAAAAATGAACGTAAAAAATTTACCAATTATAAGCGGTAACTCGTTTGGAGAACCTATAAAGCTAGGCACTTACATAAATAATGTGACATGTAGACTATCTGAATGGGTATATAGTAAGCCATGGAAAGTCCTATCTTTATTCGACGGAATATCATGTGCAAGAGTAGCTCTTGAAAAAGAAGGTATACCTTTTAATGCTTACTATGCAAGTGAGATAGATAAATATGCTATCCAAATTTCACAAAAAAATAATTACCCACGCACAGTGCAATTAGGAGATGTAAGAAAAGTCGGTGCTCAAACTCGTGTAAAATTCTCTTCAAAAAACAGAGACTACGAGTGGTGGGAAACACTCGGGGCAGAAATACAAATTGACTTACTTATAGGAGGCTCACCATGCCAAGACCTATCTATCGCTAAAAGAGACAGGAAAGGCTTATTAGGTGAGCGTTCAGGTTTGTTTTGGGAATATGTACGCATATTAAAGGAGATAAACCCAAGGTATTTCATACTAGAGAACGTGGCAAGCATGCCAAAAGAAGCTAAAGACACGATTACAAAAGAGCTAGGTGTAGAGCCTGTAATGATAAACGCAGCACTTGTGTCTGCTCAACAAAGAAAAAGATTGTTTTGGGTTGGTGTTAGAAATGAGATAGGTGGATACAATCAAGTCCACGTAGAGCAACCAGAAGACAGAGGTATATTACTAAAAGATATTTTAATTGATGGAATTGAGACAAAAGAAAAATCTCTATGTATCACCGCAACCTATTCAAGAGCATGCCCACGAGACTACTTTGAAAAATCCTCAAGGCAACTTATAAAGGTTGGACATTTTAATAAAGGCGGACAAGGAGATAGAGTGTATAGCATAGATGGAAAATCCGTATCTTTATCAGCTAATGGAGGAGGTAAAGGTGCTAAGACTGGTTTGTATTATGTTAAGTCTACAACAAAAAAAAGTGGCGTATATAGAAAACTCCACCCTATTGAATGTGAACGTCTGCAAGGACTACCCGATAACTACACTCAAGGAATATCTACAACTCAAAGATATAAATGTTGCGGTAACGCTTTCAACGTGGACGTGGTAGCTCACATACTAAGACAAATAAAAAGAGCTGGCACTAATCATACAAGATGACGTGCCAAGCTCGGGGGTTCCCATTTAAGGGATAGAGTCGTGTGGACTCTTTGGGTGTTACCAGTAAGTGGTAGACGGTATAATAATAACAAATGATTACAACTTGCACAACATGTGGGAAAGACTTAGAAAAACCTAAGATAAACAATAAGACTTTACCGCATAATTGTAAGAAATGTAGGCTAATAGCAGATAGAGTTAGATATAAAAGATGTATGGAAAAAAGACGTAAAGAATTAAGCTTACATGAAATTAGATAATCCATTTCCTTTAGAAGTTAGACTGCTATACTTGTATAACTATGCATGTTGGGAGTGTGGGCAGAATGGATCCAGATCAGGTGGGCTAGAACTTCATCATATTTGGGGTCGTATATCGGCTTCAGCACTAAATTCAGCACCGTTATGTAAGTTATGCCATGTTCACATATTACACACTCAGGAGGAGCATTTAAGGCTGTTTAAGAAGACTATAAACTACTTGTCTAAGGAAAAATATAAATTGCTAAGGATTGATGAAGACTTTTTGGAAATTATAAAAAATGATTTGCGTGTTTTTAAGTTATAAATTATCCACATAATACACACATATTTAACAAGTTTATACACAAATTAGTGATAATATGTTTGTATGTATAGTTTAACAATTAAAGGGCGTATACCAAGTAAAAAGAACAACGTAAATTTATTTGTAAAAAATGGTAGACAGTTTAAGTTGCCAAGTAATGCCTATAAGGAATGGCACAAAGATGCAAGTAAGCAACTCGCCGTTCATAAAACTTGTTGGGCTGGTATACCAGTAGTTTTTGGTGGCAGATTAAAAATTACCATAACTATATTTGCACCTGATAAAAGAAAAAGCGATCTAACAAACAAGGTGGAGTCTATTATGGATTTACTTGTAGACAATAAAATTATTGAAGATGATAATTGGTTTGTAGTACAAAATTTAAGTTTAATATTTGGTGGAGTAGATAAAAATAATCCTAGAGCAGAAATAAAATTATATGCGAAGTAAAAATGTACCTAAAATAGAATTACCAATAAATAACCCGACAACTAACTTTGTACAGTTTTTGGCTAAAGAAAAGAAAGTTAGAGTGGTTGGATTAGGTGTGTTCACTGTTAAAACACGCAAGGCTAGAAAACATTACGTTGGTTTTGAAAATAAATATGTTGATTTACCTGCAAGAAAGACTGTATTTTTTAAGCCTGATGATACTTTATTAAAACAAATATGAGTAACAAACAATCTAAAAAACTAAGACAGTATTATAAAAGAGAAATTGAGGGACAGTTTAACGCAATGCGTTTAATAATTAAGGATAAGCCTTGGTGGTTACCTAGAAAGTTTTGGAAGATTATTGTTAAGCTAGTATTAAATATATGAAAAATCCATTTGAAATAAAAAGAAAACTTAATAAATGGCAGTTTGTACTAGATGTGTTTGATGATTATAGGTATTACGATGGCAGAAAAAGGGTTTTGTTTGGTATAATAAAGCTAATTAGTTACGTAAAAAGTGGTGATAGTTTTGGTAAACAACATTACAAAGGATTCTTTTTTGATAAAACTATAAAGCTATGGGATTAAGCAACAAATACTACAAGGCACTTGCCTACAATACAATTGATGAACATGGTAAAATTGTACCAGCTAATATATATCACTTTTGTTGTATTGATGAGAAAGGAGGTAAAGCTTTTGTTTTTCCAGTAGGATACTGTAGAAAAAATAAGAAAGACGGAAATAATAAATGTGATCATAGAACACCACAAGAAGCAAATAACTGTTATAGAAACTATGAATTAAATTTTGAGGTATTTGTTGGAGCTTTACCTGAAGATGAAGAAGCAGATTGTATAGAATGTAGAAAAGCAATATTGCCAACAAAGAACGTATACAAGGATGAAAATGGTAAGGAATGCGTATCTTACGCAAAAACTGTTGTTGTTGTGGGTGTAAGACAATTCAGATTAAATTTATGTAATAATTGCAGGACCAGAGCTATTATTGAAAAACATTACCCACATTACGAAGTAATAAACTGACAAAAATATGAAATGGAATACTGAAAAAAGAAAAGTATCAGATCTAAAAGCCTACGATAACAATCCGAGGCAGATTACTGATGCAATGTTTGAAAAGTTAAAGCAATCAATAGATAACATTGGTTACGTTGAGCTTATTGCTATTGACACAGATAACACTATTGTAGCTGGGCATATGAGAGTTAAGGCTTTGGTTGCTCTTGGAAGAGGTGAAGAAATAGTTGAAGTACGTGTACCAGAAAGAAGGCTGACAAAAGAAGAGTTTGAAAAGTATTTAATAGTAAGTAATAAAGTAACTGGTGCATGGGATTATAATAAATTAGCTAACAGTTTTGATAATGAATTTCTATTTGATGCAGGATTTGAAGCTTTTGAGCTAGGTATGAGTAATGATGATAGTGAGAAAGATTTTTCAGAAGGAAATAAAGAAATAGATATAAAAGATGTGAGAGAAGAGTTATCAGAGACTTGCCCTAAGTGTGGTTTTGAGTTTTCTAATTCAGAAAAAGCATAGATCTATGTATAAAGATTGGAATATTAAAGATTTAAATACAATTGAAAAAAATGGATTAAATGTATTTTCCTGTTTTTCATGTTGCGGTGGATCATCCATGGGTTATAAGCTAGCTGGATATAAAGTTATTGGTGTAAATGAGATTGATCCAAAACTTGCCACTATATATAAAAGTAATTTTCCTGATACACCAATATTGAATATAAGTATTCAGGATATGGTTAAAAACAAAACATATCCAAAAGAAATTTATGGAGTCGATATATTAGACGGTTCCCCTCCATGTTCATCATTTTCAATTGCCGGTAATAGAGAGAAGGATTGGGGAAAGGATAAAGTATTTAGAGAGGGACAGTCAAAACAAGTTTTAGATGACTTATTTTTTTGGTTTTTAAAACTAGCTAAAGATGTTAGACCAAAAGTTATTGTTGCAGAAAATGTTAAAGGTTTAGTTATTGGAAATGCAAAAGGATATACGTCAAAGATATTCAAAGAATTTGAGCTTATTGGTTACAATGTACAGCTTTTCCAGTTAAATTCTGCAACTATGGGTGTACCACAGAAAAGAGAGCGTGTGTTTTTTATAGCAAGTAGAGTTGATTTAAATATGCCTAAGATTGAATTAAGTTTTAATAGTGGTCCTATTTTATATAAAGACATAAAAGAAAAAGGTGATGTTTCTAAGGTACTAACAGCGCATGAAGAGAAGTTGTTTAATGCTCTTAAACCATCAGATAAGAGTTTATCTGATATAAATATGCGTACAAGAGGAAAGAATATCGGCTTTTCTATGCATATTATCAATGACAATCAGGTGCCTAATACACTTATTGCAGGAGGTTCTGTATATTCTCTATCAGAAAAGAGACATATATCTATAAAAGAGATGATTAGGATCCAGAGCTTTCCTCAGGATTTTGACTTTATGAGTAATAACTATTCACATATAAAATATATTCTTGGAATGTCTGTACCACCATATATGATGAGGGGTATAGCTATAGAAATTAAAAAGCAATTGTTTAAGTTATAATATAGGTAATATGAACACTGAAAACACACAAAATAACACCACAATAAGACCATATAAGAGTGATAAATATGAGCTATTTTCATTATGGTTATCTTTGCCACCCATGTTTAAAAACCCCCCACCAGATAGGAAGACAGGGGAAAGACCAACACCTAGAAAGTTTTGTGAAATGATGGGCATAGATGATGAAGACATTATTGTGTTAGCAGAAATACCAACAATAACAAAATTTGCCGAAGTTTATGATTTAGAAAGAACACATCTATCTGAATGGAAGAAGTCTATTCTAGCTAAAGACCCTCTTGCACTGTCACGTAACTGGGCTGGTCCTATGTTGCGTAACGTAATAACCGCTACTTACAATTCTGCTATAAAAGGTAATCCATTGTCACAGAAACTATTTTTCCAAGTAGTTGGCAACTGGTCAGAAAAGAATACTGTTATGAATGATATAGGTGATAACCTTGTTGATATAATGAAGCGAGAGCTAGGTATGGATAAAGAAACACAGATAATAGAAAAAAATAATGAAAGCATTGTTATATCTAAAACAGGGGAACAAATTAACTAAATTTGGTGAAGAATTTTATTCTAGTCCTATTAACGGAATAAAAGAAATTATTGTAGTAGACTCTAAGTATAGAGAGTTAGCAAAGATTTTTAGTATAGAAATTGTTCCTAATGAAATGAGATTAACATTCAAAAAGGTGCTTGGTACTGAGATAGGTGAGGAGGCAATGTTTATTTGTGAAAAAAATGACAACAATAACTGAAAACCTAACAAAGAAAATACGCGAGAACCCTGAATACTTTTATGAGAGTATATTAGGTTGTAGCATATGGGAAAAACAAAAAGAAATAAGAGAGTCAGTGTTTAAAAATAGAAAAACAACTGTTAAAAGTGCTAACTCTACAGGTAAAACATTTTTAGCAGCTAGACTTGCATTAGACTTTCTTTTTGCATTTCCACCTGCGGTTGTAATAAATACTGCACCAACACATAGACAGGTAGAAAATCAATTTTGGCGTGAGTTTAGAAGAGCTTATAAAGGGGCTAAGAAGAAGTTAGGTGGTAAGTTGCTAAAGACTCAATTTAATATTGATGAGAATTGGTTTGCTATTGGATTTACCTCTAGCACTGGTGAGGATGGTATGGAGGCGTTTCAAGGTTGGCACGCTGAGAATATTCTTGTGATTGTAGATGAAGCGTCGGGTGTACATCCAAGAGTATTTGAGGCAATACAGGGTGCTATGGCTGGAGGTAAGATTGTTAGACTGTTATATATAGGAAACCCGACAAGAAACTCAGGTGATTTTTATGACAGTTTTAAAGATCCAAGTTTTAACCAAATAACTATATCTGCTTTTGATGTACCAAACGTAAAAGAGAATAGAATTGTTATAACAGGATTAGCTACAAAAGAATGGGTAGAGGATATGAAGAGAAAGTATGGTGAAGACTCAGACATTTACAGAGTAAGAGTAACCGCACAATTTCCACGTAAAGACAGTGATGTATTGATTCAGTTGGATTTAGTTGAGGGTGCAATTGGTGCAGAACGTGAATTGTATGGTGAAAAAGAAATAATTGGTTTAGACCCTGCTCGTGAGGGTAAAGACCCTGCAGCCTTTGTACATAGAAAAGGTAACAAATCAAAAATATTAGAAGTTATACCAAAATGTACTCTTATGGAATTGGCAGGTAAAGCTAAGTTATATCTAAAAAAGTTTCCAAAATCTGTAATGCACATTGACATTGATGGACTTGGTTCAGGTGTGTACGACAGATTAAGGGAACAGCCAGAAATAGCCTCTAGAGTATTTGGTGTTAATGGACAAGGTACCGCAAGAGACAAGGAACGCTATCACAATACACGTATAGAGAGCTGGGACATGGTTAGAGAATGGCTAAGAGATTCTGTACTTGATGATGATGCAGATTATAAAAGCTATTGGTATGAATTATGTTCTCCTAGATTTAAAGTAAGGTCCAATGGTCAGCTATTATTAGAAAGTAAGGAAGAAATGAGAGCAAGAAAGGTTCAATCCCCTAACGTCGGAGATGCATTAGCATTAACATTCGCTCAACCAAGTGAGGGAAGTGAATTTGTGTATGCCTTAATTTAAATTATCAACACATTAAATTGTGCTACACTATGATATGCAATATATTAAAGGAAAATATACTATATGAATTTAAAAAACATTTTTGGTATTAAAGGAAAATCTGCAACTACTGATAACGATGCTATTGTATGGCAAAACTTTGGCGGAGATTCAATTAGCAGAACAAACACTGCGAATTTGTTAGATGCTAATAAGAACTGGGTATTTACATGTACACATAAAATTGCACGTTCTACAGCAGGTGTAAATTTAAGACTGCTAAAGTCAAATAAAAGTGGTGTTGAGGAAGAAGTATTTGAGCATGATGCTCTAACATTGTTGTATAAACCAAATGAAGTAATGGACGGTAAGTTTTTGAAATACTTAACATTTGCTCATTACGAATTAACAGGTAATTCATACTGGTTAAAGAAAGTTGATGGATTACAAATGTCCTTTATTCCACTTAATCCTAGAAATGTAAAGCCAGTTATAAGTAAGGACGGACAAAGAATTGTAAATTATATATATACGTACGGAAGTACCACAATTACATACATGCCAGAGGTTATTCTGCACTGGAGAATGCCTAACCCTGATTCTTATTTAATTGGTAAGGGTATTGTTGAGGGTGTTGCAGAATGGATTGACGTTGATAGCTCTGCAACAGAATTTAACCTAAGATTTTTTACTAATGGTGGAAAAATTGGAGGTGTTATTGAATCTGAAGCTACTACTAAAGAGGGATTAGAGTTAATTAAATTAGGTATGGATATGGCTCATAGAGGTGTCTCTAATGCTCATAAGACTGCAGTTTTACCTAAAGGTACAAAGTACAATGAGACAGGTATAACACCTAAGGATATGGAGTTTAGTGAGGCTGATAATAGGTTTAGAGATAAAATCTTAGCGGCTTTTGGTGTACCTAAGTCAGTGTTAGGTATTGTTGAAGATGTAAACAGAGCTAGTGCAGAGGCTAGTAATTACGTATTTCAAGCGTTTACAATTAAGCCACTAGCAGAAGACTTTGCAGACTTTCTTACAGAGTTTTATTTGCCTTTGTTTAAAAAGACAGAGGGAATGTATTTTAAAGCAGATGATCCAACACCTGAAAATTCAGAATTAAATATTAAGGCAGATCAGGCTGGACTAGGTAATGCACCATATCTAACAGTTAACGAAGTACGTACACGTCATGGATTACCACCTGTAACAAATGGAGATGCAGTTTACGGAAATCCATTCTTAGAACCAATTGGAGAAGTGCAAGGTAAAAAAACAGTAAAGGCTAAAGCATTACATAGAAAGCAGACTGTTAGTCTAGAAGAAATGTCTAACAGTATTGCTGAAAAAGCAGTTAGCACGGTATTAAACAAAGATGAGGGAAATGTAAAAGCTTTGTATGAAGAAAGACACAAAGAGTTTGTTATACGTGTAAATAATTACGAAGATTTACTTAGACAGGAATTTATTAAGCATGATAGAAAGCAAGAGCAAGAAGTAATATCTAACTTAAGTAAAGTTGTTAAAGGAGTATCAGCAAGAAGTTTATTAAATGAAGATAACGCTGTAAGTGCTATTATTGATTTTTCTACTGTTATACTTTCTCAACTTACAGAACAAGAGGGAAAGCAAGCAATGAAATATTTGTCTACAGATACAGAATATGATTCTTCATCAGAGAGATTGAAAAAAATTGTTGAGCGTTCTGTTAAGAAAATGGCTCAAAGTTATACAGAGACAACTATTAAAAAGTTATCTGCTAGACTATCTCAAGGAATAAATGAGGGTAAGACAATAGAGCAAATTAAGGAGGATATATCTGAGGTGTATGACTTTACCGAAGAATATAGAGCAAGAGCAGTTGCAAGAACAGAAGTATTTTCAGCTGCTAACGATGCAAGCAGAGAGGCTTATATTCAATCAGGTATTGTAGAAAAGATTGTTTGGCATACGGCTGAGGATGAATTGACTTGTGAATTTTGCGGTCCGTTGGACAACAAAACAGTAGGGGTAACAGAATCATTCTTTAAAAAAGGTGACACTGTTCATGGTTCTGACGGTAGTGAGTTTGATACTGATTATGAAAAGGTGCAAAACCCACCTTTGCATGTTAACTGTAGGTGTTTTATACAACCTGAAAAGAAAAGCTTAAGGTCGTATGAAGGTAGCAGTAAAGATGTTAATTTAATAAACGAATTAGTAGAGCAAATATTAAAATAAAATGAGCAAACAAAAAAGAAGCATATTGTCTAGTTTAAAGACAAAGTTTAAAGAACAAGTTAAAGAAGAAGTAGTTTTGCCTGTTGAAGAAATAAAAAATAACGAAAATAATGTTATTAAAGAAGTTAAAGAGGAAGTAAAAACTGAATTTGTATCAATTGAGGTAGAGAAAAAAGAGCCACCAATGGTTGATAATAATATAGCACTTGCATTTTTAAGTGCTCTTAGTGATTTGTTAATTAAAATTAGTAAGAGAGTAATTACTGTTACAAAAGCTCAAGGTGATTACACAATACCTCAAGCCGTTATTCTTATGGATCCAAGAACAATGCGACCATTGAACCCAGCAGACTTAGTTTCTGTTCAATCTGTCTCAATCAATGGTATAGGCGGTACTACTGGATCAGGAATGGCACAATCAGTAGCAATTAGAGGAGCTGGTGCTATTGGAGACGGTACAGCAACAGTTACTACAGCTGGTACACCTATACAATTGCCGTCAGTTGCAGTTTCTAGAGTTTATCTACAAGCAAACCCTAATAACACAGGTGAAATTGTTGTAGGTAGTTCTTCTGTTGTTGCAAGTGTTTCTACACGTAGAGGCGTAGCTATATTTAGTACTCAATGGGTAGAATTTAAGATTGATAACCTTAATAAATTATACGTAGATGCCACAGTAAGCGGAGATAAAATTAACTACACATATGAAATATAATAAAGTAATATCAATTGCATTTATAGCACTAGCTCTAACAATATCAGCAACAACTATTGCTTTGGCTGATAGTAGCGCATCACTTTGGAAAGTTGTTAGCGGTAATTTGGATCCTGTATCTAGTTCTTTTGGCTTAAGAGTTTCTTCACTGTCATCAACTGGTAACCCATGTGTTACTGTATCCTCAACAGGCGTATTTGCTACAACAACATGCAGTGGTTCAGGTTCAACAAATGTTTATTCAGAGTTGCTTGCTAATGGAGACTTAGTCCAATCAGGTAGTAATGTAACATATAGTGCTTCAGATTTAGCTAATGTACCTTTAGATAAAGTTATTTTGTTATCTAGAAATGGGGCTGTCTTAACATCGGGCGACACAGATAACGGATATACAACTAGCGGTACAGGTGCAAGCACTACATTTACGTTTTATAACTGTACTACTAGCGATAAGTTTCTAATAATCTACACATACTAAACATGAAAAAAATAATCTTAATTTTAGCTATACTTTTTGCACCTATTATTGCTTATTCAGCAGTAACACCAAGTGTTAATCAAATAATTACACCTATTACGCAGGGTTTTATTTACAGTGACGGCAATAAAAATTCAAGTTTGATTGCTAGTTCTAGTCCGACAGTAAATACACTATACGCAACCTCAACAACTGGTACATCGTATTTTCTAGGTAAACAGCAAGTGGGAACAAGTAGCTTACCTGGCTACACGTTTGGAACAGGCGGCAACAGCATATTTACACAAAATCTAATCAACACAAGAA